ATCACTTAACCCAATAATTAATCCAAAATCATAAAATACCAATTTTCCTTCTTTAGAAAACCCAATATTTCCCGGGTGTGGGTCAGCATGAAAAAATCCGTAGTCCATTGTTTGAATAACGTACGAATTAATGAGTGCCTGACACACTTTCTTACCGTTTACATCTGGGTCCGATATATCGGCAAGTTTTTCAGATTCAACATATTCCATAACAATCATATTCTCATTCGATAACCCTTTGTACACTTTTGGAACTTTTACCCATTTCATTCTATTAAACGATTTACGAAAACGTATTGCATTTTCCATCTCTTTTTCGTAGTCGGTTTCCGCTAATAAGTATTCTATAGACTCGTTAAGTACATAACCTGAACCTGTACCCGTATCAACACCAATTTTTTCGAGTAAATTAACTATATCACGGACATCGTCTGTATCCTGTTTCATGATATTGTATATATCAGGACGTTTTAGTTTAACAACCACCTCTCTACCATCAGTTAATACCGCTTTGTGAACTTGACCTATACTTGCAGATTTAAACGGTTCATAATCAAAACTGGAAAACATATCGGAATTAATATGTTCTTTGATAATGGTTTCTATATAGTATTTATCAATTGATGGTACGTTATCCTGTAAAGATTCTAATTGGTTTATAAAGTCTAACGGGTATAAATCAGCCCGGGTTGATGCAATTTGTCCCAATTTGATAAATGTTGGTCCTAAATCAATTAATTGATCCCTAGTCCATTTTCCGAATTTTACCTGGTCCTTTTCAAATTGTCGTTTCCATAAAAATTTACCAGCAAATTTCCACGTTTTAGTCTTACGCATTGGTGGTATTTTTAACGCACATAGCGACATCTTATATTATATTACATAATAATTCTCTAGTGTAATATAAATGAGAATTCATATAGTTGGTTCAGGACCAACGGGTATGTCAATTGCATGGGAACTTTTGAAATCAGAAGAACACGAAGTTATTATATACGATCGTAAAAAAGATGCAGGAGGTTCGTGGTGGGAACCCGAAGGAAATAAAAGAGATATTCATGCACACAGAATAGTTTTTGGTAACGCTTACAGAAATACAAACGATTTATTTAATCAAATGGGTATATCGTGGGACGAAATGTTTGAGCCAGTTGATTCTCGTGTTTACACAACAATTTTGAAATACTTAAACCCAAAAGATTACGCGGCATTATCTTCTCTCGCAGTTAGAGTTTTATCGAATCAAAACAAATACAAAAGTATAACGTTGAAAGATGCAATCGGGGAACTTTCAGAAACTGGTAAAAGTGCTATTAGCACGTTAACACTAATAATGGATGGTGTAACATGGGATGTAATGTCGGCGTATGAGTTTGTGAAAAGTTTCGATCACGTTGGATTATCTAAACAATACACACAAAGAGTTTCGGGTAAAATAATGTCCGATAAAATGCAAAAGGAACTCGTCAAAAAAGGTGCCATATTCAAGTTTAACACAGAACTTACAAATGTAGAATACGGTAAAGATGAATACGTTGGTATTTTCGAAGATGGTAGTCGTATAAATGATGGTATGTTAATAATGGCTATAGACAATGGTAAAGCAATAAATCTTGTTAAAAATAACTGGGGAGAAGATATACAGAAAAAAATAGGTCCAAGTACTTACGGATGTATCAATGTACTTTTTGATTACGAAGAGGAAATATATTTACCAAAAATTGATCTCGAATACGCGATGGAAACCGAGTTTAAAATACAACCCGTCGTTCTTTCCGACCGTAAAACTATATCGTGTGTTATATGCGATCTGACCGAAGAAATTTTAACCACCGATCCAGATACATTAAAAACAAAAGTTTTTGAACAACTTAACGTTCCTAAACCATTAGATATTAGAATAGGGTGGGGGTGTAACTGGAAAAATGGAAAATGGGTATCTGATCAATCGTCGGGTGTTTTAAGTTTACACGGACAAGTTCCATTTTACGGAAAGTGTTCTAAAGTTGCTTTATGTGGTATGATGTCTGAGAGAAAAACACCTTATTCAAGTATAGAAGCAGCTATAGAAGTAGGAAGGCGATTTTGTAACGAAAATTTTAACACGAAACGACCTTTAAAGACACTCCTAGTAACCGATCTGTTATTATTCATACTTATAGTTTTGATTCTTACAATAATATATAGAAAGACAAAATGACACTTCCTGTTCAAGCAATCGTATACGAACCGATGTACGAGTATAACGATAAGAAATACTTAAGAATTCGTTTACCAGAAAAGGTTAGTCAATACATAAGAGAATTACATGAACATAGAACGGGTAGTGTTTTATTTCCAGATAAACTCGATGATCCACTCGATGGTAACGTTTTAAAAGTTAAGGTCCCGTTTAGGTACCGTCGTGTTATGTGTAACGTCGACGGTGATACCCCAGTTCAATCGTTAAAAAGAGGTGACTCTGTTCTTACTGAAATACAGTTTAATGGTGTTTGGAATGCACACGAACATAGCGGGTATTCGTGGATATTGAAGTACATAAAGTTTAAAAACTAATATTAGCAAATGAGTCTTACACGTTCGGGATATATTACAGGAGAGACACAGGAAATCAAAAAAGAACTCACAGTTCGCGCGGTAGTGAACACAGAGTTTGGATTTCCTCCGCCTCCCTTTAAAGTATTCAGAAAAGCAAAATTAGGTCTATGTGTTCCTCGGTTTTACGGTGAAGAAAAGTTCGGACCGCCTAAAGAAGATCGTCGTCCCGAGCCAATTAAAATAACAACAAAGTTTAATGGAAAACTACGTGATGAAACCCATCAAAATGATGCAATGTCTGCTGCAATTAAAGCCGGGAATGGTGTTCTTTCGCTTCCTTGCGGCTTTGGGAAAACGACGGTATCCTTGGCCATAGCGTGTAAATTAGGGTATAGAACCATGATCGTTGTTCATAAAGAATTTTTAGCGAACCAATGGAAAGAGCGTATCCAACAATTTTGTCCGGGTGCATCTATAGGTATAGTTCAACAGAATAAGAAAGAGACGGAGTGTGATTTTGTCATTGCAATGCTTCAATCTTTATCACTCAAAGAATATTCGTTTAATGATTTTGATAGTATAGGTACAGTTATTGTAGACGAAGCGCATCATATATGTGCCAAAGTATTTTCACAATCACTTTTTAAAATGTGTCCAAAACATATTTTTGGGTTATCGGCAACACCAACTCGTAAAGACGGTCTTACCAAGGTTTTACACTGGTTTATGGGCCCGACATTTTTTAGTGTAGAACGTGAAAATCAAGAACAAGTCGAGGTTTTCCCGATTCAATATTCGTGTCAACGATTTAGAGACCCGCCTCCGTGTACACGTTTCGGAAAACTTTCACTCGCGACCATGATTACTGAACTTACGGAAGATAGAGAAAGGAACATTGTTATCGCAAAAATTATAAAGGATATTTTAAAAACGACACGTCAAGTTCTCGTATTAAGTGATCGTCGCCATCACTGTGAAGTTTTACACCAAAGTTTTAAGAAAACGTCCGGGCTTTACATGGGTGGTATGAAAGAGGTTGATTTAGCAGAATCGAGTAAAAAACGAATCATATTCGCAACGTTTAGTCAAGCGCATGAAGGACTCGATATACCATCACTCGATACCGTTATTCTAGCGACACCGAAATCCGATATCATACAATCTATAGGAAGAATAATGCGCGAGACGTACGGTAAGAAGAATAATCCACACATTTACGATATATTCGACCAATGGTCAATATGTCATGCCATGTATAATAAGCGTCTCAAAGTCTATAGACAGGGTGGATTTAATATACCCCAATCGGGTTTACCAAAAGAAACAGAATCTGGTTTCAAAAAAGGAACCTGTTTCATAAACATCTAAATTTTAATCATACCTATTTGTAAGAATGCCTTGTTGTGATACTGGTCGTAACGTCCAAAAATATAAAGGCGGAGGTGGAGGTGCTTCGACACTTCAGGAAGCCCTTGAAAATGGGAACATATCTACATTGGATATAGAACTACAATCGAGTGGTCTATTCATCGGCGATGGTGGTGGTTTATCCAATATCGCGGGTGTTGGTGGTAGTGTAGGTAACATGCAACAAGTTACAACCTCAGGTGCATCTACATCGAACAAAATCATTCTTACAAATACGAACGAATCTTTACAGGCATCGGGTAACGTTACAGTTAACTCAGGTAAATTTTTTTTAGGGGACGGTGGTCTATTATCGAATACTGCAGGTACGGTAACGTTACAACAGGCATCCAACCAAGGGAATGTCATAAACAATACAATAAGTTTTACCAACGCCGCCGAATCTATAGTAACAACCGGTAAAATTGTCGTCGGGACCAGTCTCGAAGCAACTAACGTTAACGGTAATGGTTCGGGGTTATCGTCACTTAACGCGAGTAACGTAAGTTCGGGTACAATTCACAACGATAGATTATCGACAAAAACAGGTACCGGGAACATTGTCATGAGTACGAATCCAACCTTATCCGGAACGATAACGGGTGGAACCTTTTCGGGAACACATACCGGTAACGGTTCGGGATTATCGTCTCTTAATGCGAGTAACGTAAGTTCCGGAACACTTCACAGTGATAGATTACCGTCCAAAACAGGTACTGGAAATGTTGTCATGAGCGCGAATCCAACCTTATCCGGAACAATTACCGGTGGAACCTTTTCGGGAACACATACCGGTAACGGTTCAGGATTAACGACTCTCAATGCGAGTAATATAAGTTCAGGTACACTTGCCAGTGATAGATTACCGTCCAAAACCGGTACTGGAAATGTTGTCATGAGCGCGAATCCAACTTTATCCGGGACGATCACGGGTGGAACTTTTGCGGGAACACATACGGGTACAGGTTCGGGATTAACAACTCTCAATGCGACTAATATAAGTTCCGGAACACTCCACAGTGATAGATTACCGTCCAAAACCGGTACTGGAAATGTCGTCATGAGTGCGAATCCAACCTTATCCGGAACGATCACAGGTGGAACCTTTTCTGGAACACACACCGGTAATGGATCAGGATTAACGACTCTTAACGCGAGTAACGTAAGTACTGGAACACTTCACAACGATAGATTATCAACAAAAACAGGTACAGGTAACATTGTCATGAGTACGAATCCGAACTTATCTGGAACGATAACGGGTGGAACCTTTTCGGGAACACATACCGGTAACGGATCAGGGTTATCGTCACTTAACGCGAGTAACGTAAGTTCGGGTACACTTAGTAACGATAGATTAGGTACAGTTCCGTATAATAAAGGAGGTACTGGACAAACATCGTATACGCGAGGTGATATCGTATACTCGAACGCAAATAATTCACTCGCAAAACTTTCTATAGGTACAGAGTCGGGTATGTTTTTACGAAGTGACGGTACGGACGTTTCTTGGGGTACCGATGGTTCGAGGTTAACAACTATTAATGCGAGTAACGTAAGTACTGGAACACTAAGTACATCTCGAGGGGGGACAGGTAATACGTTTAGTAGTGCGTCTAAAAGTGATCTGTTAGTCGGAACGAGTGGTGGTACATTTGCTACATTATCTATACCTGCATCTAGTGCAACCGATAAAATTTTAAAAATAGATGGAAGTAATAATTTATATTGGGGTCCAGATAGTACATCTTCTGGTAGCGGGGGTGGTGGTAGTGGTGTTCTATCACTAGGATCGACGTTTATGAAATATGCGTCTGGAGTTGATTATAATACATCGACGGGACGAACCATAAATTTAGAAGCGTCCACAAACGATCTTGCGAGTAATATAGTTGTTCGTGACGCTGCCAAAAACATAAACGTTACTAAAGTTACGTTAGGGTCCAGTACGTTAACCGCAACTGAATATAGCGGTAAATCAATAAAGGTTAATGTTACCGATAACAACGATAATAATGCGCATAATATACCATTACTAAACAGTACTAATGATCAAATAGTCAAGGACCAAAACAGTAAACTAACTTGGACACCACAAGCAAATAAAATTACTATAGGACCATCGTCCGGTACGTCAAATACTCTAACGAATACGACATGGTCGGGTAAATCGGATAAAGTTACAATCAGTACAAATAACTCGACAGGTGCTAGACCCGTTCTAATTAACGAAGGTGAAGCAGTATTCAAAGATCAAGGTAATAAATTCAATTGGACACCAAACCCAGGTACTCTAACTATAGGTCCAATTAGTGGTACTCATAGTAACATAACAGCGAGTACAATTACAAGTGGAACCTTTTCTGGATCACACACCGGTACTGGTTCGGGATTATCTTCACTCAATGCGAGTAATATAAGTACTGGAACACTTCACAGTGATAGATTACCGACAAAAACCGGTACTGGGAGTGTTGTCATGAGCGCGAATCCATTCTTATCTGGAACGATCACGGGTGGAACTTTTGCGGGAACACATACCGGTAACGGTTCTGGATTATCTTCACTCAATGCGAGTAATATAAGTACTGGAACACTTGACAGTGGTAGATTACCGACAAAAACCGGTACTGGAAATGTCGTCATGAGCGCGAGTCCGAACTTATCTGGAACGATCACGGGTGGAACCTTTTCGGGAACACATACCGGTAACGGTTCGGGATTAACACACTTAAATTTTGAAGAAAGTAACAATAGTGGAAAAGTTCCCGTCGACCACGGAGGTACGGGATTAGCAACGATTGGTACAAATCATATATTAATAGGTAACGGTACATCGGCAATAAACACGATATCACCCGAACCAAATGCTAATACACCAAAATTCCTTAGTAGTTATAATGGTGGTAATTTAACTTGGGCATCCCCTTCCGTATCACAGATTTCAATCGGTGATGATACCACTTCAACATCTAATCAACCTATTCTTTACGCGAATGATCATGGTACTCAAGATATAGAATCAGATAAGGATACTTTACACTATAAACGATCTACAGGAACACTAACGACGAGTAATTTAATCACGTCCGGAACCAGTCAATTTAACGGGATCGCAAATACCGAGCCTACCAGTACGTTATCGGTCGGGACGGTCGTGAGTATACAGGAAACAAGTACGGGTGATGTTCTTATTGTAAGAGGTAACGGGTATTTCAACGACGATGTTTACATAGCTAAGAAACTAACCTTGCCTTCTGGTTCAGTATTAGTCGCAGATACCATAAGGGTTCGTTCACATAACGTTAAAGAAACATTGGTCGTTGCAGAAAGACCAGCGTCTCAATTATCAGTTTAATTTTTTTAAAAATACGTATTTGTACAAATTTATACAATTATTAAATATTTACAAATACTAAATGGCATCGCTTTTATCGTCAGGTGACCCGACACTAGCAACAATATCCTATAAAGCTACGTCATCTGATTTATCGTTCGATAATTCTTATTATTTTGCGAGTTCGAATACGAGTTCAAATTTTAATGTATATTATTGGTCAGGAAGTGCGTGGTCGTCAAAATATACACAAACAAAATCCGGTAATTTTGGACACCAAATTGCGTGTACGTGGGACGGTGATCGTTTTGTTGTTGGTTCGCCACACGAAAATAAAGTTTACGTTTATCATAGTCCAGGTGGGTCCGGTTCGCAAAAATGGACACATAACGCGAGTGGTGTTGTAACTTCACCGACGGTATATACAATATCGTGTCCAGATAGTAGTACTACCGGTAGACGATTTGGTTGGTCGGTTTCTATTGCGAAGGATCTAGGTAACCATATAATTATAGGCGCACCAGGTGATTTTACACAGTCAGATAGCGACGGACAAAAACGTGGTAAAGTATACATATACGAATTTAATGGATCGACGTGGTCGAAAACGTTCGAAAAAACTGATTCAAGTGCATACACTGATGTTAGTAATGCGGGTAGTAGTGTATCCATTAGTGAACCAGAAATTCAATTAATAGAGTCTTCGGCAACTTCTGGTCAGGCCTTCTACCAAGTAAATAACGCGAGTCCCCAATTCGGATTCTATGTCGATATATCCGGGTACGCCGAATACATTGCTATAGGTGTACCTGGAACACCCATAGGTTTATTAAATTCTACAAACCTTGATGGGTACTCCGGTAGTGATTCTATAAATCGTACCGGTGGTGGTAGTGATTATTTTGAAAATACGGCACAATTAGGGTGTATCGTGTGTTATAGTACGAGTAACACGAACAAAAGTTGGGCATCAAATACAAGTTTATACGGTAAACCTGTTCGGGGACAAACCGAAATGTCTTGGACTAGTGGACTATCTGGTGATAATTCGAGTAATTCAGTAATATGGGATTTTACAGCTTTAGGAACAACGTGTAAACTATCACTCGACGGTACCCGTCTTATTGGTGGTTCACCAAGGTATAGTTTCCCAGGTAAACAACAATCCCCTAATTTTGGTCGTTTGGATGCGTGGAATTATGGTACGACTGATTCAGATTGGGTATTAGGTAAAGGACGCGTTGTAGGTAATAGACCTGGTAATAGAATAGGTATGAATATTGCGGTTGATTATACGGGTCAACGTATAGTAGCATTGCTTATGATACAGCCAGCAGTATATAATTCTGGAGGGAATACAGGAAATGGTGGTATTATGGTTTTCGATTGGAATGGTAATGGGTTTTATGAAGTAGTACCAGAAGTACAAACAAATTTAGGTAGTAGTGTAGACCATGCTTATGGTACAGTTGCAATATCAAAAGGTGATGTTGTAGCCGCTTCCGCTTGGGATTATGGTAGTACCGGTCGAATAACTTTTTATTTTTATAAATTAACAGGTGGATTTGATGGTAATTCACTCGTTGGTGGGTACTGTGCAGCTGATACCTTTCTCGTCGGTCCGAACGACGGTTCAACACAAAATACGTTTAAGAAACAAATAAAGTTTGGTGGTACTTTCTTTGATAACACGTACGAAAACACAACTCTTGAAAATAGAATTTACCATTTTAATCAAGATGGTAACGATGCTAATCAGCAGGGGTATTCAGAACTCCTTATTTCTAAAAAGACGAGTGCAGATGCCCCCGATATGATTCGTTTCAAATCAAACGAGTTTCGTATAGACACGTATGTTAATCAGAATAATAGTAATCAGTTTAACACAAGTGCAGATGGTGAATATGATCACCATCCCGCATTAACAATGAATATAGCTGGAAATTTTAAATTAAATGCTGAGTTTGAAACCAGTGTTGAAAACACACAATGTGAAACAAAGGCGTTATTAGATGTGGAAGGTGATATATTTGGAAGACGACGTGTTAATGCGGGGTACTTACATGGACAGAGTTTTTTAGGTCGTAAATGGCCATGGCAAATTTTATACGATACGAGGTCTGCACATACTAAAAATGGTAACGATTTATACTCGAATACGTTTAATGAATTTAATTCTTCGGCATCGTATAAACAAGGACGTTTAGATAGTAAGGGTGTAGGTAATAGTACCATAACACACCACGAGAGTGAAGGTGCTATTACATTATCGGGTACAGGTGTTCGTGTACATAATAGTGATGGTACCGTAGTAAAAAGTATAACAGGTAACGGTATATCTGGTTCACTTTGGTTTAAACTTATAAACGAACACTCTACGTATGGCGGTGTAACACTAGTAAGTTACGGTAATCCTCACGCGACTAATCATACAGGGTTTAGATTACAGGTAACAAATGATAATATACGTTTAAATTTTGGAACTGGTAAAATTCAACCAAGTCCAGCTTATAGTTTAACAAAAGATAAATGGTACCATGTATATTACTCTTTTAAACCACAACAAATCACAACGTTAAGTAATACAGAATTATGGATTAATGGGGTTTTTTTAAGTAGTATATCAGGTACGAATTTAGCGAATGCGTCTTATTATAATTCGAACCATTATATTGGTTCACCTTTAGGTGATAGTGCGATTAACGTATACATTGGAATGGTGGCACATTACAATTCACACTACAATCAAATGTTTCACGCAGTACAAGATAATTATATAGGACAGTTTGCTTCTCCTACTGAAATGTATAATTGGGGACCACCGGGACAAAAATTGGCGGTTGGTGGGGATGCATTTATTGAAAATAGATTGAGTATAGGTGGTACTCATAGTCCAGAACACCCGTTAGACGTTACGGGGGATATAAACTTTACGGGAACTCTCCGACAAAATAACTCTAACCTTATCTGTCTCGGATCATCTTCATCCGCGGGTGCGCCTTTACAAGTATTAGCGTCTACGAGTAATACCTCACCAACGAATAACGGTATATTTCTTTCACAAACTGGTATTTCGAGTACAAACCATGCCATAATGGCTATGAAAGTAAACGGCGCAAATTCGGGTGACCCGTTTGTCTCGTGGGATACAGATGTTACCGGTTGGTCTATGGGTATAGATAACGATGATTCCGATATACTAAAAATAGCGAATAATAAGGATTCGTTAAGTACAGATACGCACATGGAATTTAGTTCGGCGGGGACGGATTTTTTAAAGCCTATTCTAGCAAACGGGACTGTGGGTACGTCGGGTCAAGTTCTTACGAGTGGTGGTTCGGGAGGCACTGTTTCTTGGACAACCGTAAGTGGTGGTGGAGGCGGATCATCGTTATCCGGATCAAATACGTTTGAATGGGGGACGGGTGTATCCGGAAAAGAAAGCAATGCGGGTAAAATTGGGTACAGTACGTTTAGTGGTGCAGGTTATAACTACGCATTGGATATTGTAGGTGCGGGAACGAGTAGTTCAAATAGAAATGTTCGAATATATGATAATATTGGTATTGGAACATCGTCGCCAGAGGCATATCTACACGTAAAAAGAGAAGGATCATCTGGAGAATCTAATGTATACATACAGTCATACAGTGATGCTGCAGGTGATCGGGCAGCTTTATTTTTAGGTACGCCACATGTTACTGGTGGAACTGCCCAACCCAAGTGTGCTATAATAGCAGACACAGTTGGTTGGAGTCGCGCAAATTTACACTTTTGTTTAGAAACATCGCAAAATAATGGTAGTGCTTATAGGGCGAGTACGTCTAACTCGAGAATGATGATAGATGGTATAAGTGGTAATATTGGTATGGGAACAACTACACCAGGGGCTTTTCTAGATATAAATGGGACGAGTCAAGTTAACACGTTTACTAACGCTGCACGAAATTATTTCCGAGGTGGTAGTGATAGTAATGCATCGAATTTCACTGGTCAGTCAGGTACTTTTTCTGGTTTTAGTATACGCGCATCAAGTGCTATAGGTACGAATACTTATTTCGTCGCACACACTGGTACTTGGCAAGCTTCAGATTCGAGAATAAAAACAAATATAAATGATGTTACCGATGCATCCGCTTTAGAAAAATTACGTCTCTTAGAACCAAAAACGTATAAATATATAGATACTAAAGAACGGGGTGATACAACAGTTTATGGATTCATCGCACAGGAAGTTTCTAATGTGTTTCCTGAAGCAGTTATGGATTCTGTAAATTCAGTTCCAAATATATACGAACTCTCGAACGTTTCCGATTCGAATGTTATAACGTTTACGAACTTCAACACGTCCGATCTATTAACATCTAACGTAACATCTACAATACAGGTTAAAAGTGTATACGATAAAATAGAAAGACTTACATTAGACACTGTTATAGATTCAAAATCAATTCGCGTTAAGGAAGATTTAACAAATATTATTGGTTCGGTAGATGATACCGGAAATGTCGTTTCGGGTAATCAGGTTTTTGTTATGGGACAGGAAGTTGATAATTTTAATATAGTAAAGAAAGAATATATATTTACTATAGCCACTGCGGCTTTACAGGAAGTTGATCGACAATTACAGGCTGAAAAGACGAAAGTTTCAACTTTAGAAACACAGGTCGCTGATCTATTAGCGCGTGTTACCGCACTCGAAAATGCGTAATTAATTAAAATATAAAGGTTAAAAAAACAAAATCACATTTACCATGCTGGAACAAACAGGATGGTAGATGGTTTACTATTCACTTTTTAGATGGGAGTGAATCCATAACCGCTAGAGCAATAACGCCCGCGATAAAAAACATTACAACGTAATTACATTCGGTGTCGTCCTCACCCAAAATGTTACGTTTTTTACGTTTCACCACTTGGGGTTTGGCGACCACCTCCTGACGTTGGGGTCTTTCAATAGGATCTTCGTCTAAAGGACAATACCCTATCATTTATACTATCATTTATAAATTAATTTCGACCGACTTTTTCTTTTTTCCACCGCCTCTTTTTGATTTGGTCTGGGTAACTTTAACTTCACGAACTTCATTATCCATATCGTCCTTTTCATTCTTAGAATTTTCTATATCGGCCTCTGCAATATCCGAAATATCATCGTCCATATCATCGTCACCGGGTGCGTTAATATTTGCTGGTATACTGGTCGTACTCATTGGTGGTGTTGGTGGCATCATGATATTACCCATGAGACTTGATATGTCTAGGCCCGGGCCCTGCATTTCGCGTCGCCCGTTTGCATCTGTCGTATCACCAGATTGTTGTTGTGATTTAGGAACCGTGTTCTGAACCGCAGACATCATATTTTGTACGAGTTCGGGGTTTTGTTTTATAACATCGTTCATATTTGGCATGACTGATTTGAACATGCTATTTGTTAAGTGAAACATCATCGCCGAACCACCAAGCATCATTATGAGTTTGATTTCTGGAGCGACTGCCATTTTAGATCTATACTTAACGTACAACTCTTCAAAAACTTCATCGTAATCATCGACATTTTCCATGACGTTTTCTGACCAACCATCGAGTTGTATTTCAAACGGGTTATACTTTTTGTTCATAAACTCAAGTCCTGTAGTACATGCAATAAGCATTCGTCTCGAGAATTTGACGGATTTATCGACGTCTATGCTATACGTGATTCGTTTCACTTCTGTTCTAAGTTCGTCTATAGGTGAATATGCATTCAAACGTTTATTTACGGTAAACCCTTTCTTTTCTAAACGACCGATCTTATTTACAAGGTCTGCTTTTTCTTCATCTATTGTTTTGTACCCTGGTGATGGTTTTTCTTCTTCTGTGTAAATACCTCCCATACCACCGCCACCGCCGTAATCATATCCATCACCTTGTTCATCATCCTCATATTCTCCGTAATCAAGGGGTTCCTCTTGTGGTGGAGCGGATTGGTGATTTTGTTTGTTCGGGTTAGCAAAAGAATCAATGTCTTCCTGAAAAGTTTGTGTTTGTGGTGGTGTAAATTGTGTCTTCATAGGTCTAGGCATTCCTTTTTTTACAGGCTGAGGTCTTGGTATCTCAATCTCAATCTCGTTCATTAGTGCCTGTTCATTATCATCCAATTTCATAACATTTGTACTAGAACGATTAAGTATAATCTCACCGTCCATTAATCTTTATATTGAAACTATTCTAATTTCTTTAACGCACTTTATAAAAAAAATGTATGTTCAATACAAATGAAACTTAACGCTACAAACAAAAGTACCCTAAAATCTATCGCGATTGTATTCGCCATAATATGTGTTCTCCAATTCTTGAGAACCAGCTACTACAGCCCAGTCGATATTGAAACGACCAATGAAGAATCGCTCTTTAATCTCGAGTCCAAGGAAGAGTGTCTCGGTGAATATTACTCCGACAGTAGAGGCGGTATTTGTGGTGGCCAAAAATTGGTCGTCGCACAATCGAGTTATAAGATGAAGTAAAATCTCCAGTATATATAAATGGCGTTAGTGACCAGTCAGTCCACTTTACCCGATTTCGAATACGAACATCACACTGTTATACTTGATAATCTGGATCCAACGAGTGATACAGATTTTACACTTTTTTTACCAACACCACTCGAAAATATTGTCCAGGTACAATTACTCACCGCGAGTATTAACATAACCGATAATGCCACGAGGTGTGTACACATCGGTATAGAGGAACTTAAAAATCATTTCACGCAACGCGGGAAAAAAGATCTCGATGATGCCGATAACCACCTTAACGGTATTTTTGGAACGATCTTGTGTCAACATGAAAAACATGGTTCCGCCTCCAATCAAACAGCCGTGTTCTTTAGAAACGAGTATCCAATTATTCAACAATATTATAACCCAATCAGAAAACTCGATAGAGTAACTTTTAACTTAGACGACCAAGCTGGTGATACACTGGCGTGTGGCGATGCCATTTTCGTTTTTAAATTCGTTTGCAAAAAAAGGAACATGCCTTACTAATTATTTCAGGGCGTTACGTACCTATAATTTTAACCTCTTATTAATATAAATGTCTTCCGGTATTGTTCAACTCATTGCCATTGGTGCTCAAGATGAACATATAATGGGTAATCCAGAGATATCATTCTTTAACTCAACTTTTAAAAGACATTCTAATTTTTCACAATCCATCGAAAAGCAAACGATACAGGGAGCTGTGAAAAACAATTCAATGTCATCCATAAAATTCCCACGTTCAGGTGATTTATTAGGATACACATATTTTACTATAGACGATAACACAAAAGCACTCGATTATGGAGATTGGACCGAACTCGTAGATAAGGTCGAATTACTTATTGGTGGACAAGTTGTAGATACGCAAGATGCAGTCTTTACAGAAAAAATAGCCATAGATACATTTGCATCAAATGTTTCAAAGAGTTCTAACGGGACACACCCAGGTGTGAGTGCACGTTCATACTTTTACCCGTTAAGGTTTTTCTTTTGTGAAGGTCCACAGTGTGCATTACCAATCGTTGCTTTACAATACCATGAAGTTGAATTACGTATTCACTGGGGATCACAAGCGGGAGCATACAACTTTGAGTGTTATTCAAATTACTATTACCTCGATAACGAGGAACGTGGTAATATTGTTTCTCGAAACCATGATATTCTTATCACACAAGTTCAAAAAAGTATACCATCACAAGAACTTACACAAGAACTTACGTTTAATCATCCAGTCAAATACCTCGCGTGTTCAGATACATCAGTTAATGGTGCATTGACATCCGCCGATAATAAGATTAAAATTGAAATTAATGGTCTCGATATCGGTAATTTTAGATGGGGAAAACCACATTTTATGGAGGTACAAAACTATTACCACACCCCATTCGTAACGTCACCCGATTTCTTTTTATACTCTTTTTGTTTATCGACAAGTTCTCTCCAGCCTACAGGAACACTTAATTTTAGTCGTTTAGATTCAGCAAAGATACATAGCCAAGCCCGAAATATATCCGATCCTATATATGCAGTTAACTATAACATTCTCAGAATTGAAAATGGTTTAGCCGGTCTCATCTATGCAAATTAAAATACATACTTATATTAATATGGTTAAAAATATACCTACCATTGAACGGTCTACCAAAATCCGGTTTGGTAAACACGTTTCTGAGAATCAGGCTGAAAATACAATTGTTTTTAATGCGACAGATGAAGCAATTAATGTCACGAATGCGAATTCTATTTATATGGCGCCACTCCGCGTTGCTGAATTGACAGGTTCTAACCTTGTAGGTTACTCGTCGGTCACAAAGGAAATTGTTGATTCAAGTGTTCCTACAACCCTTCTAGGTGGTGTCACTTTACAAGCATCTACAGATAGAGGTAATGTAACTTCAAATACAGTTCAGTTTAGTAATGCTATAACATCTTTCATAACAAGCTCTAATATTGGTGTTGCAAATAGTGCGCCAATACATGCCTTATCGGTAAAGGATAAGGTTTTCATGTGTGGGCCAACGGGTGATACCAACACACTTCGTGTTGAAGGTACGGCTCGAGCTAATAAATTTACAACGGGGTCTTCTGTTAGTATCGATGAAAGTGTAACTAATAAAATTCAGGTTTCTGGTACAATACATACAAGTACACTCACTTCGTCAAAAATAGGTGTAGCGAACACGGCACCTGGTCATGCCATAAGTATTGGTAATGAAGGTCAGGTTCAATTAAATGTACCAACACAATCAATATACGCGTTAGATACCGTCGGTAACGTAAATGCACAAAACTATAGGGGTGATTCGTATTACCTCTCAAACCTTACGGTTGAAAACATAGTAAACCAAGGTAACGTAACCTCAAATACGGTTCAGTTTACGAATCCAGTTACGAGTATTTATACAACCAGTAACGTTGATGTTGGGGGTAATGTTTTTATAAGAGAATCATCCGATGCACTTTATGGTAAAATTGCGGGTTCCAATACAATAGCAGGTAGTACTATAACCGCAAGTACACAATTTTCTGGTCCAGGTACAGGATTAACGGGTATTCCAACAGATCAATTTGTAAGTGGAGCAATTCCCTTTTCCAGTGGTGGTACGGGTCAGTCTAGTTATGCATCCGGTACAATACTTTACGGTAAAACGTCGGGTGATTCACTCGGACAACTCAACCCCGCAGGTTCTAATGAAGATGCCGGTAAATTTCTTCGACTCGACGGTAATGATATACCCGAATGGGCAGAAGTTCCCTTAACTCTTGATGCAGTTCTCGGAGATACAACCGCGGTTTCAGATGGGTCTATGAGTTTAACAGATACTGGTACGACAATCACGACCCTCGGTAAAATAAAGGCCGCCACGTTCGAAGGACTTGGTTCTGAACTTGACGGTATTAACGCATCTAATCTATCATCGGGTACACTCACAACATCTGTTTTACCCGTCGTACCCGCAATTAAAGGTGGTACGGGTCAAATAGCATACACGCAAGGTGATATTTTATATTCAGATACAACTAATTCGTTAGCAAAACTCGCTATAGGGTCAAGTTCAGAATATAAGGTTTTACAAGTAAAATCTGATGGAACTGTACCCGAATGGACATCAACAATAACAGGCGCTACACTCGATAATTCATCGTTAACGGGTACCATAACTACAAGTGGATTAAATAATAACAGGATTCCGTTTACGAATGGGTCCGGAGAATTAGTATCGGATACAAAACTCCAATTCGATGGTATTGATACAATGACCATCGGGTCTAACCTTACAATTTCGGGTAATTTACTCGTCCAAGGAAACACGACGTATCAACATACAAAAAATCATACCATCACCGATCCAATTATAGAGGTCGGTAACGCGAACGCGTCTGATATCATTGATTTGGGTATGATCATGACCATGAATACTTCAAATGTTGTTCATGGTTTTAGAGGTAACAAGAAGGAATATACGATCGCATACACACACAGTGATCCAGTTGGTCCAATTATAACACCAACATTGGCGAGTGGTATACCTGACCACCCGTATATTACCGCAAATATTTGGGGTAACGTTTTATCAGGTAACGTCACGACGACAGGTAAAGTAACCTCGGATTCGTTCCATGGTACTTCAATTAACGTATCAGGTGCAGTTACCGGGGATACTTTAGTAGGTGGTGGTTCGGCTATTACAGATCTCGATGCTGAAAAAATAACTACAGGTATTCTCGATGTTGACCATGGGGGTACAAACATCGACTCGTACACGGCGGGTGATTTACTCTACGCCACGGGTGCGACGACATTAGCAAAATTAGGGGTAGATAATGGTAAATTTCTTAAAAGTACAGGTTCAGCAGTTCAATGGGCGGACGTTTCTTCAGACTTACAGACTATTACAGCTGGAGGTGCAACGACAACACAAACGGTCGCTTTTAATAACACAACCACGGGTTTAACATCCGCGGGTGATATTACAATCGCGGCTTCTAAAAAACTTAAGTTCGCGGATGATATTCTACTCCAAGGAGGAGGAGGATCGGGAACGAGTAATCTTTTCATAAACAATGCAATAATACTTTCCCCAGAATTACAAGGTGGTTCTGCATCTACAAAAAATGTTTTATCGATAGATACAACAACAGGTGAGATTTTCGATTCGGGGGGGCAAGGTGGTTCGACAATGGAATTTACACATGAGGAAGGTACGGGTATACATGCGAACGTCAGTGTTGGTCCATCTGCTTGGGCAGGACCTACCGGTACATCAAACCTTACCATAAACACGTATGGGTCTAACGTACTCACGGTTACAGGTAACATTTCGGCCACTAATATTACAATAGGTGGATTAAACGTCGCCGCATCACCGTTTGGTTTAGATGATGTTTCGAGTGCAGCTGTAGGTGCCAATATTACGTCAAATGTTCTTCAGTTTACGGGACCAGCATCGGGGTACGCGACAGATAATGCGTTTGTTACGACCAAGAGTATTAGTATTGGATCAAACGTAACCACAGCCGGGAACGTTTTTTGTAATTCAAATATTACATCACAAAATCTTATACTCACAAACACACAAATATCAACTACTTGGACGACAGGGTCAGGAACACTCGCGATAGATTGTAAAAATAAAAGTTACGGTACAGCTCCGTTAGTTTCATTAGATGCAGATATTGCTATACTTTCCATAACAAATTTACCAAGCGGGGGTCAGGTTGTAGTACCTTTACTAGCATCCGGTGGGGCGCGAAAAGTTTTGAAAACCATCACAGCCGGTATCGATTTTATAGCATTTACGGCGGATGTTTCTATAGACCAGAACAGTCATGGTCTTTTGACCGTATCAAAAATAGGTGCATCAGGTGTGGAAAAAATATACATGAATGCAATCTCGTTTACAGCAGCGTAATTCGTTTTTTTTATAATCTTTCATATTATATTATATATTGGCTTAAAAATAAAAAACCTTAGTATAATATAATAAATATGTCTGGTGGTATTGCCCAACTCGTTGCAATCGGTGCCCAAGATGCGCACCTCGTCGGTCAACCCGAAGTTTCTTTTTTTAGATCTAATTACAAACGTCACACAAACTTTGCCCAAACTGTCGAAAGACAAGTTGTCCAGGGCAACCCTGCCTCCGGTGGTATGTCTACCATCAGGTTTGAGCGTAAAGGTGATATGCTCGGATACGTCTATGTTGCGAGCAGAGCAAACGCAACAGCGAACTTGAAAAACTATGTCAGCAAAGTTGAACTTTTAATCGGTGGACAAGTCATCGACACGCAAGAATCTGAATTTATGACTGATCTTGCACCAGTTGTGATGAACCAAACGAACTCTAAACAAGACTATAACGCGACTACAGATTATTATGTCCCACTCAGATTTTCGTTTTGTGAAAACGCCCAATCCGCGCTCCCATTGATCGCGCTTCAATACCACGATGTTGAATTGAGAATTACGTGGGGTGCATTGACCGTAACAGATATGGAAGTGTACGCACAATTCATCCATCTCGACACTGAAGAACGAACGTCTATGTCGTCTACACCACAAAATATGATCATCACACAAACCCAAAAAGCTATTGCTTCCAAATCGAGTACACAAGAACTCAGCTTCAACCACCCAATGAAGTATTTGGTCGTCAAAAACAGCGGCCCGGGTGCTCTCACGACTGCTAAGATGAAATTACAAATTAACGGTACGGACGTTTCCGATGCCAAGTCTGTCAGACCACACTTTACGTACACACCAGTTTACTACCATACACAAAACGCCACGGCGAGTAACGATGTTATATTGGTTCCATTCTGTCTCGATACGTCCAAGCTCCAACCAACTGGGTCGCTCAACTTCAGTAGACTCGATTCTGCGAGACTCGTTATTGAAGGTGATACGTTCGAAGACAACGTCTATGGTGTCAACTACAACATTCTCCGTATCGAAAATGGTATGGGTGGTTTGATGTATTCCAATTAAATTAATTTAAATAGCCTGTTATTATAAATGTTCTGGCAATTAGTTTTTCTTACAGCTTTCATTTTTATCATTACATATGATCCTAAATCCGGAACTTTGAATCATCTCGTCAACTCTAAGACACAAGAACCCGAAAAAAACGCGGAGTGTAAAGAGGGACATTACCAGGAGATTCAATTTGCTCAAATGGGATACGACTGCCCAAAGGAAAACGGTGTGCACATGGGCGCGATTATACGAACTTAAAAACTTGATTATATAATTTAATACATTATGTTTACATTTGATCGAGATACTGCTATGATAGTCGCTATTGTTATGTGTATAGCTGCTTCAGCTTACATGTACAGAGAACTCAAAAATACGAAAGAAGAAATGGAAGGTGTTAAGGGTATGAATGGAAAAATGTCTTCATTTTTATCCAGGATCAGGCCAATACAAATTCCACAAACAAGTTCGTTAAACGAACCAGTTACGCCAAAAAATGTCACTTTTAAGACAGAAAACGAAACCCAAGTGGAAGACGAATCTGAAGAAAATCAAGAAAGTGAAGAAGATTCTTCAGAATAATCATCTCTCTCAATTATAACTTGCAAATGCGCAATGAAGAAATACAAAGCAATTGCAGTACCCGTAACGTTTACTGGTTCTAAACCAAAGTTCCTCACTGTCCGAGACCGACGATTCAAAGATTGGATTTTCGTTACCGGAGGGTGTAGAAGAAAAGAAATACCCAATCCGATAAGATGTGCCCTACGAGAATTGGAAGAAGAAACCAGAGGAGTTGTAAATCTCAAGAAAGGTGAATATACCGAATTCAAGTTTGTGGTAAAAGAAAGTCCGGGTGTAGACTTAGAATATAACGTGTTCATATTTTTCGTAAATTATACACAACAGGAACAAATAGATCTCGTTAAGAAATTTAACGATGAAAAACAAAAAACAAATTTAAAAAAAATACAAAAATTACCCATTAAAAGAACATTCGATGAAAATGATTATATGAATTTTGAAACGTTATCTGAATTTAACACGAAAAAACAATGGGATAGAATCGTTAAAAATATACTTCAAAACCCAGAATTTTATGCCTGTGTGACTTCACTCAATAGAAAAACCTTCTCTATTAAATAATGAAGTCCAAGTCTTATATATTATCACAAATAAAGGATTTGTTAATTGAACGACATGGGTATACAGAAACTAAAGCGGAAAGGTATATAGAGGTCCATGCTAGCGATAAAGTTTATGAACTTTTAGTACTTAAAAAATCTTTATCGGAACAGGAACAGTACCCAGAAATATCGTTTAGAAAAACAATATGGAGGCATCACTATGATAGTGATGAATGAATATAAAAAATAAAAACTAGTAATTGGTAAGTATACATCACATGTTTAAACAGTGGTGTAAAGAACAAGGGTTCTTAAACAACTCCAATGTATCACATGTGCTTATGGATGGTGGTGTCCTATCAGTGCCATTTGATAGATTGAATGACTTTTATGAAAAATGTGTAGAAGCTTATACTTTACGAGAGAAAATTTTTGTTGTTGAACAGAAAACAGAAAATTATAATTTTTTTGTAGATCTCGATTATAAAGATGTAAATGAATTAACCGTCACCCAAATAGAAAGTATATGTAAAATTATTTGTGATAAAGTTAATAAGTTTGAAGGTGCAGGTAATGCCTTAATATCTATAGCAGAACCAAAACAGGTTTCTGGTAAATTGATAAAAACAGGTGTGCATATAAACTGGGAAGGTTTCACGGTAAATAGATCTTCAGCAATAGCTATAAGAGAACATGTTATAGATACTCTAAAATTGGTATACGGTTCAGTGAACTGGGAAGATGTTGTCGATTCAGCTGTATATGGTAGTTCCGATAGAAAAACACAGGGGAGTGGTTTCCGGATGCCCTTTTCACATAAACGTGCTAAACATGAAGAATGTTCTGGTAAAGGTTGTAAAGAATGTAATAAAACAGGTAAAGTTAGTCAGGGTGAATACTTACCATGTTTCGTTTACAAAGGTGGTAAAAAGGGACCTTTCACTTTACTTGAACCTATATTACCACACCCAGATGTTAAACTTCTATACAGTGCAACTATACGTAGTCAAAGTAAAGAACCAAATATTATAGAAGGTAAAACGTGTTTTCAGGGTAAAGAATCATCTTTTACGCATGCGGAAATAAAAAACGAATTCAAAGATCAGGAAGTTATATGTCTTTTACAAAACTTTGTCAATAAACATCTCGAAGGACAGACAACTGCACGTATTACCAAAATGTTTGAATCTAATGGTAACTTCTTGGTTTCAACAAATTCTTTCTATTGCGAAAATAAAAAATGTAACCATAATTCTAATCATGTATGGTTTCATATAATAGGAGACACAATTACACAAAAGTGTTTTTCTACTACCGAAATAATGAGACATTTTGGGTTTTGTAAAAATTTTACAGGTAAAAGACATAAATTACCATCTAAAATTACAGACCAATTATATAAGGATGGAATTGTTAAAAAGTGTGTAAACCCGTCTAAACAAGATTTTTTTGGTAAAAATGTTGAAAAAATAGAAAAATTGGATTATAATTCAGATACAATGGGAATATTCTCTAATTTCATTAACAAATATATGATTAAAACTGGGTATATACAGGTGTCCAGGATAAATATAAATAAACCAAAGACTAAGAAAAATAAGTTTAACGAGTATTATGTTCACACTACTTATACGTGTACAATTTGTAACACGGATAATATTATTTTTAATATCGTGAACAAGAAAATAAAACAAGTATGTAAATGTACAAACCGCGAACATATTCTCCCGGAAAAAATAGTAACTAAATTATAGAACACAATGATATCTGTTATTGTTTTAGTAGTTGTAATATACTTCGCATCTTCTCTAATAACCGCGAAACAAAACAACGTAGTAGAAATTAATAAACTTATACGAAAATCTTATAAATATTCAGGACTAAACCCATCTATACATAACGAATTTATAGAAAATATCAAAATGGCTCTAGAATATAAAACAAATATAATTCTATCTAAAAAACTCATGAATAGATCACTTATAAATCTCGATGAAATTGCGCTCAGCTCAGTTTCAGGAGATACGAATATTTTAGAAGATATAGACACTGTTATTAGTGATTTAAAAACGAATTTTAACGAGTTATATTCGAATTTACAGGCAGAAAGTGAGTAAAATACTTAAAGGAAATGTGTATATATTAATTATATAATGGTCTTAACTGTAAAAACACGTTCAGGGAGACTTTCAAAAAGACCAGAGCGTTTGGAATTGTTTGAAGATGTAGAAGATGATTATAAACAGGATGAATATGATACAGATGAAGATTTGTTAATTTCAGACGATGAAGATATTTGCAGTGACGATGATATTGAAGAATCCGAAAGTGACGAAGATGCTGATGAAAATGGGAATTTAAAAGGGTTTGTTGTAGATGATACGGATGAAGACGAAGATTACTCTGAAGAAGAAGAAGAAGAAGAAATAAGTGAGTAATAACGAGCTTAAAAAAATAGATACTTTTTTTATATATGGAAGCTGAAGTTGGTACACCGATTGAGTATAATCCAGAAGAATTCATAAATAAAAGTAGTAATAATTTCGATGAACCGGATGAACCAGAGGTTGATGAACAATACTATCAACCACCTCCACAACAGCCCGTTTATTATACCCCACCACCCCAACAAGTTGTAAAAAATGATATATTCGAAAATATAGATAAGACGGGATATGTTATAATTTTTGTAGCATTTCTATTAGGATTTTTCATGGGCAAAACTATGCAACCTGTAATACTCAGACCGGGATGAACGATTTACCGCCTATCCAATTGTACTGAGAAGGTGTTTGCTGACCAGTAAATGTACCTATATTACCTGTTACTGGTTCGGTAAAATATGATCTACTTACGATAAGTGGGTCTTTAGACATGTCTTTAGCAACTTGTGATGGTGTAATTTCTTCACTATTACCACCTCCACCACCTGTTTTACTTTTTTGATCTTTATACACTCTAAAAAATAAAACAATAGATATCGATACGATAAGAATGGTGATTATGTTTAATATAATACTCAACATACTTACTTTTAAATAACAATTTTAATTTACGCTTCTTCTGGGTTTACGTTTTCCTCATTTTTTGAGGTTACTTCCTCTTCTTCACCAGTATCATCACTTTCCTTAATCTGAGCCTGTTCTGAATTCTCGATTTGAGCTTTATTAGCTTCTTCGGCTGTCTTAACATCAGATCTAGATTTTTCATCGTCGAACTTTTTCATAGCTTCTACCGATCCAAACCCTCTTTCAGTTGCTTCTTTTTCCAACGCGTTCTTAAAATCCAATTCTCTCTTTTCACACACAGCTTCCTTTTCTCTTTCAACGATTGCATCCGCCTCCTTAACAAGATCCTCCATGTCAGCATCAGGGTTTTCCTTTTGAAGACGTTCTAAAACTTCACCGGGGTGACTGATGGGAGCCTCGTCTTGTTTCGTGTAAAACTTTGAATTTTCGTCACCTCCTTTGTAGTATATGTCAGATCCTGGTGCCTTAACAGCCATCATATCCTTCTTACGTTCGGAAAACATTTGAGCAGCTTGTGCTTGATTTTCTCTGTACCCCGCCATCAACTCTTCTAACTTATCATCTGCATAATGTGCGTCTTCAATCTGGAGATTATCTGGTGGGATTAACAACCATTTATACATATCGACGACGTAAATATCGAAAGTCGCATCCTCTTTTTGAAGACGTTTTGCATGAGAAGCAGCTTCTTCCCTAGAATTAAATGCACCCCTAATTTTAATACCAAACTTATCGTTCTTTTGTGGTGCTTCAGGGCCTACGACGGAAAGGCATGCGTATAATTGACCGGGTACGGTCGTAAAATCTTGTTCGAGTGTTGACATTGTTTTATATATTTAATTGGTACCTTTTTTTTAAGCTCCTTTTTACTTAGGTTTCGTATTTATATATTGTACGTTTTAAATGATATGTTATAATTTTTATTTTTTATTAGTTTTTATCAGTGTATTATACCTAAATGACGTAAATTTATTAGGGCTAATTTTTCTGTACCCCCTTAGAGCGATTTAAACGCCTTTTTGAAAATTTTTTGAACTCGGTTCTCATAAGGACCACTCTTTTTTAAAAAAACATGACTTTCATGCACCCATTGTAATATAATAGAAAATATAGTGTTTAAATCCCTTTAAGGGGGTACAGAAAAAATAGCCATAAAAAAATAGACATATTTTACATATGATTTCAACCTAAGATAATACAATTTAAAAGTAAAATCAAATCAAATCAAAATCAAATCAAAAATGGTACCTGAATCTTACATTAAAAAGAATGACGAAATCAAGGCGGTTCGTGAATTAGAAGAAAATTTAAACAGAGACGTTGTCGATATTATTACAAAAAAAGTAAAAGAATCAAACAGGCTTGAATATGAAAACGAGTGTAGAAAACATAAAAATTTTGCATCATGTACAAAATGGTTTAATATATTCAAAACTACATATTGGGGCGGTTTTCCTATTAGAGAGAATAGACTATTACCAGATTCTGAAGTTATACTAAACCGTAACAACTTTGGCAATACTATGAAATCTGGTCGAAACCGTAGTGATTTCGAATTTCATGAAAATGCAGACTTCGAACAAAGTACATACGGATTGGACCACAGAGAAGAATATATAGGTAAAGATGGTATAAAGTATCAAGTGTGTTCTCAACATCCGCATAATTTGAGATTGAACGAAGACCAAATGAAATTGGAAGGGTGGACAAAAATAGATCCATTATATGAGTCCACTCAAGATACTTACATTAGGGAATTTAACAAAAGTAAAATCAGGTGTAAACAAAATTTACGAAAAATGTACGCTGAAAAAAATAAATACGTTTTATCAAGTAAACAATTGAAAAAAATAAATGATAAAATTAAAGAATTTGAGGAATTATTGGGATATGATTACAATAATTTTATTAACTCGATTAAAAAATAAATATTTTAAATATTATACCTTAATAAATGGTTATTCAAAAAGAATGTGTAATAAACCTTAGTAACTCCATTTAAAAAAGAAAAACGAATATAAATAAATGGAGGAGATACGAAAGTATCATAACGAGTCTAAGCGTCTCCTCATCCAATCGGCTACCCGCGAAGGCGACAGTATTTTGGATGTAGGATGTGGATTCGGTGGTGATCTCCAAAAGTGGAAACACGCCGGGGCTAATATAAGC